GGGGAGCTTGGTTCAGTATTTCAATCGCTGCTATAGGATTGATTTACCGCCACTGACTTTTTCTAGCGTTAAGGCTATCAAGTCTTTTTGTGGTCTTGCTCTTGAATCGAAGAACTTTTCGATTTTAAAATTTAAAAAAAATTTGAATAATGACCTTCATCCTTGGGGGGAGGCTATTTCTTCCCTCTCCCCAACGAAGCGTGTGTCGATATTCGGCTCTGTTTTTTTGTTCCGTAAGGTCTTACCAGCGTCAGATCCACCAAGTGTGGATGAGTACGTCAGGAAGATGGTCTCTCCTTCGAGAGCACCCGACCCCGGTTTCTTGGCTTTTATTAGAAAGGAATTGGATAGGATGTTTCCCGTGGGTTGGGACCGTGGTTACGACCGGAGGATCGACAGAATGACTTTGCCGACATCGGCCTGCTGGGAAAGGAAAAGGTCTGATGGTGGTGCTCGTGCCGTGTTGATGGACGAGCATATGAAAATAGAAAGGAAAGAGTTTTGTGACTACTTGAGGGGCTCGTATAAGCCCTCTTGGATGGTCACACCAAACACTGTTCGGGCAGTCTCCGTCTTTACGGGAGGCAAGTACCGGATCGTGACAAAGAATCGTGTCTCGATGCAGTCTCTTGGTGCATTGCACGATACTCTTTATTCCTTTCTTACAAAAAAAAGCGCGTTCTTGAGGGGAGAAGCGGATCCGGGAAGTTTCGAAGGCTTTGAGGCTGTTCGAGGGGAGCTGTTTGTGTCGGGCGACTACGAGTCGGCAACCGATAACTTGAGTCTTGAGGTTCAACGCCTCATTTTGACTATGGTTACCGACCGCTGTACGCATGTACCTTCAGACATCATTCAACATGCCCTCGCATCTCAATCCTGCGGATTTTTTTCGGCGAAAGGGGAGTTTTTGGGACAGCAGGCTAGAGGCCAGCTGATGGGGAATCTACTCTCTTTCCCGTTGTTATGCCTGGTGAACTATCTGGCGTTCAAGTACTTTGTACCTCGCAAAGATGTTCCAGTTCGTATCAACGGGGACGATATCGTTTTCAGGGCTCGCCCTGATGAGATTTCGCGTTGGAGAGAGGGAGTCCAATCAGCGGGTCTGACCCTGTCGAGTGGAAAAACTCTTGTTGACAACCGTTTCTTTTCTCTTAATTCTACATTTTTTTCGGCGACATTCTCTCGAATAAGCCTTGTACGTGTGATAAGGTCGACTTGGTGGTTCTCCGCGGTGGAGGACGCCTCGTCGATAGCGGAGCGGATGGCCTGCTTGGCATCCGCCTCTCCTAATCATGTTCGTACTTGGCTTCATGGTCATTTCCTTCGCTTGCATAGGCATTCGGTGTTCTTTTACCAGAGATCTCTCAGAAGAGGGTTAGGTGTTAGAGTTTCCGATGCCGCCATTGCTTGCGGCGGATATTCGCAGAGGGAGTCGTTTTATAGTAATTTGGATAGTGAGGCGGCACTTCCCACCGTGTCTGTCGGCTACCATAAGCAGAAGATTCCGGAACGCTGGCATCGGGTTGAGACTAAGGATTCGTCCCAGGATGAAGCCTTTCTCAGCGCCCTCGTCGACGCCGCTTGGAACCCGTCCCCAGAAGATCGTGTTATCGACTGGAAGAGCGGGACATTGCGGTTTAGACGGGTCGGTAAGACGGAATTGCGTAAGCTTGCCCGATTGGCCAACCTCTCTCTCGTTGAGTGTAGGCGTTTTTTGGGCCTTACTAAAATAAAAATGTGGAAAGAAACAAAAAAAGAAAAGCATTGGAAGTTGGAGTCCTCCGTCCTGACGTTCGTGTCGGGAGGGGTACTTGTTTGATTGCGTTCACACCTCTTGGGTGCACGCTTCGGGAACAAATGAAATGTTGGGGCAGTGAGTAGATTCTTATTAGGAGCATGCGTTGGCAGAGGACCACCATTTAACGGTCGTCATGTCTATCTTGAATAGGCAATAACTGGGCGGAAGGGTCACCGAAAGGTACTACCGGATAAGTCCTAGTCGCAGCAGTGGGGTAATGCCCGCAATCCGAATAGAGGAAAACTGTCTCCGCTGGCAAGAGTAGCCCGGAGTGTGTAGTGAGGCGGCTTAAAATCCGCGGCAGGAAAAGGAGAAGTACCTGTAGAAGGTGTAATCAGAGGACGTAGGCAAAGCTACCGAACCTCTCGTTCGCATG